ATTGGACACGATGTTGGGAATGGCACAGAATATAGGGCTATGAAGGATGCAAGCCTACAAAGGGCGCAGGCTATTTGGGAAAAATACCAACCTATATATCATACAGAAAAAAAACTTAGATGCGAATTTTAGCAATAACAAGTAAGCAAAGCGGGGTGGGCTATCATAGAATAATGATGCCCCTGGTTAATATGAAAAAAGATTATTGCTTAATCACGGATACGTTAAGCGAGGAAACATTTGAGGGCAAGTTTGATATTGTGGTTATGAATAGGATGCTTGCTAACATAACGCCAGAGCAAATGATTGAATGGCGCAAAAAGTATGGCTTTAAATTAATAGTCGATAACGACGACTATTGGCAGCTTGATCCTTCGCACATACTTTATCAGGATTATATTTTAAAAAAGATACCGGAGCAGATTATAAATTGGATACAGATAGCAGACCTTTGTACTTGCACCCACGATAGGTTGGCAGAGGAAATTTACAAGCACAATACAAACGTCGAAATATTGCCTAACGCCATTCCATACGGCGAGGAACAATTTATCGTAGATAAAAAACCTTCGGATCTTATCAGGTTGTTTTGGTCAGGATCAGGAACGCACGGAAAGGATTTGGAAATACTACGCAATCCAATGAAGCGTATAAACTTTCCTGTAAGGACAATCATAGCGGGGTACAATGAGGGGGAAAAACATATTTGGGATAATATGATTTGCGCGTTTACAAATGGATTAAAGCTAAAGCCTACAATCTATAACTATAATCCTGTTACGGAATATATGGCGGCTTATTGTGATTCAGATATTAGCCTTATCCCTTTGGTGGATTCTAAGTTTAATTCAATGAAATCCAATTTAAAGGTATTAGAAACGGCATCAAAGAAAAACCCCGCTATTGTCAGCAATGTGCATCCTTATAAGGGATTTTATCCCGCCTGCCACGTCAATAGCCAAAAGGATTGGTATTATTGGATTAAGCTATTAACCCACGATCAAGCGGCCCGGAAGCAATATGGAAATGATCTATACGAGTATTGCAATAAGAACTTCAACTTGCACGAAGTAAATAAGCAAAGGTTTGCTATTTATAGTAAATTGATAGGAAATGCTTAGTTATACACAATTAGATAAAAATGGGATACTAAGATCATTTGCTGAATTTGAATGTATTGATTGTCAATGTATTACTATTCAAAGATTAGATGAAGTAAAAAGAAGAGGACAGTATTGTAAGAATTGTAAATTGTTGCAAAATAGTATAAAAGAATTTGAAGAGAAGGATCTTGAAATTATTTGTGCGAGAATATTAAAGTCAAAACTAAATAAAAGATATGAAAAAAGGGGTTTAAAATGCACATTATCAGGATTAGAAATATTAAATTTAGTTAAATCTAAATGTCATTATTGCGGCGATAAAAATTCAAATCACTATAAATATAGACAACCAAATTTTGAATATGATTTTTATTACAATGGAATAGATAGAATTGATAGTTCGCTTGGATATATTGAGGGCAATGTAGTTGCTTGTTGCAAAACTTGTAATGTTGCTAAAATGGATATGAATTATTATGATTTTATAAATCATATTGTTAAAATATATAAAAATTTAAGAAATGCCGGTATATAAATGTTCATCAAACGGAAAATATAGAATTGGATCAGGTGCTTGCATATACGATACAGAGGAAAAGGCGCAAAGCGTATGGGCTGCAATTCGTGTATCAATGGTTGATAGTTACAAAGATTATCCACAAGCCGCAAGAGTAAACGCGCAAAGAGCAATAAATATAAGGGATCAATACGATCGTAAATGTGGAACGCCTGTTGGTTGGGCGCGTGCTAATCAATTAGCTAAAGGCGAAAATATTACAAGGGATACAATAGCAAGAATGGCAAGTTTTGAAAGGCACAGAGAGAATAGCAAAGGCGATCCTAAGAACGATTGCGGTGCGCTTATGTGGTTAGCTTGGGGCGGCGACGAAGGCGTTGCTTGGGCGCAAAAGAAACTTGAACAAATTGATAATGAAAAAGCACGTTAAAATATACCTTGATTATTTCGGTTACGGAATAGAGGACTTTATACCCTGTGAGGCTTGCGGTTCAAAGGCAGTAGATATTCATCACATAGACGCAAGGGGAATGGGCGGATCAAACAAGGCAGATACGATTGAAAATTTACAGGCATTATGTAGACAATGCCACGTTGTAATGGGGGATACAAAGACGCACTATGATTATTTAAAAGACATACACAATAAAAAAATAGATGGCAAAGGTTAAAAGTGATTCAAAAAAGGTTAATTTTGGTAAAAGGAAACGCGGACACGCTAAGAAATCCTATAACAAACATAGCCAAAGACCTAAAGCATATAGAGGTCAGGGCAGGTAAATAAAAAACCTATGATAAAAAAAGTCAAGATTACGGAAGTAATTGCTAACCCTAACAACCCAAGATTAATAAAGGATGATAAGTTTAAAAAATTAGTAAAGTCAATACAAGACTTTCCTGATATGTTAAACGTAAGACCTATTGTAGTTAACAAAGATATGGTTGTACTTGGCGGAAATATGCGCTTAAAGGCAATTAAGGAAGCAGGGTTAAAAGAAATCAATGTTGATATAGTTGATTGGAATGAGCAGCAGCAAAAAGAATTTATTGTAAAGGATAACGTAGGATATGGAGAATGGGATTGGGATGACCTTGCTAATAATTGGGATGCACAAGAATTAACAGATTGGGGTTTAGATATACCAAACTTTGATGCAACTGTATTAGAGGCAGAGGAAGATGACTTTGCAGTTCCTGATGGTGGAATAGAAACTAATATTGTTTTAGGGGATTTATTTGAGATAGGCGAACACAGATTACTTTGTGGGGATAGTACAGATTCGGATTCAATAGCTGTATTGATGAATGGAAATTTAGCAGATATGTGTCATACAGACCCTCCATACAATATAAACTATGAAGGTGGAAGTAAAAAAAGAGAAAAAATAGCTAATGATAAATTAGATGATTTTCCACAATTTCTTTATGATGTTTATACAACAATATCAACTGCATTAAAAAAGGGAGGTGCAATTTATGTATGGCACGCATCTACTGAAACACATAACTTTATTCAACAATTTTTAAATGCAGGGTTTTTATTTAAATCATATATAGTATGGAATAAAAATAATTCAACATTTGGCAGGTCTGATTATCATTGGAAGCACGAACCTTGTATTTATGGTTGGTTAGATGGTGCATCCCATAGTTGGCACGGAGATAGAAAACAGACAACAGTATGGGACATAGATAGACCATCTCGTTCTGAGGAACATCCTACTATGAAACCAATACCATTATGTTCTAAACCATTAGAAAATTCATCAAAGCAAGGCGATGTAATTTTAGATGTATTTTTAGGTTCTGGTTCAACAATGGTAGCTTCCCATCAACTTAAACGTAAATGCTATGGTATGGAACTTGATCCTAAATATTGCCAAGTAATTGTAGATAGAATGCAAAAACTTGATCCGACTTTAGAAATAAAGAAAAACGGACAAGCGTATATAAAAACAGAACAATAACAGAATGAGCAAAGAACATTTAATACCATTTAAGCCAGGCGAATCAGGTAATCCAAACGGACGCCCGCGTAAGTACGTCAGCCTACTTAAAGAGCAGGGTTATAAGCTAAGCGAAATAAACGACACGATCCAGGTAATGATGTCAATGGATATGGACGAGCTTAAAAAGGTTTGGGATAACCCAAAGGCTACAATATTAGAAAAGACTATTGCCGCAGCTATGCGTAAGTCTTTAGAAAAGGGCAGCCTATATTCTTTAGATACTTTGTTAACCCGAGTATATGGCAAGCCAAAGGAACAAATGGATATTCAGCAAGATACAAGAATTGAGGTTGTATTCGTTGAAGGTAAAACTATTTTATAGTGCGCATAGAATTACCAAATCCGCATATAAACCAAAAGAAGATATTAGAATGCGATAAGCGTTTTATTGTGGTAATGTGTGGAAGGCGTTTCGGTAAATCAGAACTATCCCAAATACTATCAATCAGCGAAGCGATCAAGGGCGGTCAAGTTGCATACATTACGCCAACATATAAATTGGCAAAGGCATTTTTTGAAAGGCTAACGGCTGCACTACCATTTAAGAATAACATATCTAACTTAAAGATATATTGCCCTAACAATGGATCGATTGAATTTTACACGGGGGAACGATTAGATAATTTAAGAGGGCGCAAGTTTCATTTAGTTATTATAGATGAGGCGGCATTCATCCCTGACTTAGAATCAGGATGGCAGAATAGTATTCGCCCAACCTTAACCGATTATGAAGGCAAGGCGGTATTCCTATCTACGCCAAGAGGCAAGAATTTCTTTTACTCAATGTTTATGAAACAGGGCGAAAATGATTGGCAGAGTTTTAAATTCAGTACCTACGATAACCCATATATTAATACAAGGGAAATAGAGGATGCTAAATTGCAACTGCCGGAGGTTGTATTTGAACAAGAGTATTTAGCAAACCCTTCGGAGAATAGCGCAAACCCATTCGGGAACGCATATATTAAAAACTGCATCCGTCCTGTATCAAGTCAGCAAATCGTAGCTTATGGGATTGACCTTGCTAAGTCAGTTGACTTCACTGTTATCATAGGGCTTGATAATGGGGGCAACGTGGCTTATTTTGACCGCTTTCAAATGGATTGGCATAATACTAAGGAAACAATAAGAAGGCTCCCTGTTGCGCCTATATTAGCGGATAGCACGGGCGTTGGCGATCCTATCCTTGAGGATTTAAAAAGGGAAGGCATAAACATAGAGGGCTTAAAGTTTACAAGTCAATCTAAGCAACAATTAATGGAGGGCTTAGCGCAGGCGATACAACAGGGCAAGATAAGCTATCCAGAGGGCGTGATCGTGGACGAGTTGGATATATTTGAATATCAATTTACGGCTAATGGCGTAAGGTATTCTGCACCTTCAGGGTTCCACGATGACTGCGTTGTAGCATTGGCATTGGCTTGGCAGAACTTTAACTATAAAAGGGGATCAGGGCGCTACGCCTTTGCTTAGATCTTTATTGATTGATAAAAGGCTTGTTTGTGATTGATAAAATCATAACTCTTTGATTTTCAATACAATATACATTTTAACATAATTTTAAGAAAAAAAGTACCCTTTATGTATATAATATGTATAAAAAGTGTATATTTGTATAACAAAACCAAAAACTATGAAAAAAGCATTTAAAATTTACAAGCAAGGAACTACTGACAATTGGGTTACAATCTTAATCCCAAATGAAGTATTTACTAAAGAATTATTGCAATTTAAAATTGACAAGTATATATCTTTAGGTTATCAAATTGAAATGATATAATGAAAGTATTAATAGCGTGTGAGGAATCGCAAGCAGTAACAAAAGCATTTAGGGCTTTAGGACACGAGGCTTATTCGTGCGACATACTGCCTTGTAGTGGCGGTCATAAAGAATGGCATTTACAAGGGGATGTATTTAATTATACAAATCAAGATTGGGATTTGATGATAGCGCACCCACCTTGTACTTATCTTTCAGTAAGCGGGGCAAGGCATTTATATAACAAAGACAAAACGCCAAATATTGAAAGGTACAAAAACCAGGCAGAGGCTTTAAATTTTGTACAAAGATTAATGGATCTTGATATTCCAAGAATTGCAATAGAAAACCCGATAAGCGTTATAAGCAGCCATATAAGAAAGCCCGATCAAATAATACAACCTTATTGGTTTGGGGATTCTGCAAGTAAATCAACTTGCTTATGGCTTAAAAACCTTCCTAAATTGATTCCTACAAATATGGTAGATAAAGGGGAATTTAAAGATTGGATTGATAAGAAATCGGGGAAAGTTAAAAGACAAGCATTATGGTATTATGAGGCTTTGCAACAAGCAAAGACCGCTGATGAACGCAGAACATTAAGAAGTAAAACATTTAAAGGGATAGCCGAAGCAATGGCTACTCAATGGACTAATTTATAAAACCAAAAACAAACCAATATGAACAGATTAAAAACCTTACAGGAAAAAAGAAACGAGCAATACAAAGCGGAAAGCCTATCTGGAAAATGGTTCTGGTATATAATGGGCGGCGCTTTATTATTCACGGCTTTAATTGAAAATTTATAACTATGCCATATTCAACTTGCTGCGGCGCACATACCAACTTTGAGGAAATCGACATTTGTCCTGATTGCTTAGAGCATTGCGATTGGGAAGATGAGGACGAGGAGGAGGAAACACCTCAAGAGGAATTAGAACAAGATAGGGAAACCGATTCTTTAATGGAACAAGAGAAACTAAACAAATTATAAACGCACGCCGCCTGAAGCAATTAAATATTTAATAACAAATAGTAATTACGGGTAACTTTGGGCGGCTTTTTAAAATCTATTTTATGACAAAGAACAATTATTTAATGGGGCAAGAATATATGATACGCCTTGAAAATGAGTTACTTATAGAAAGGATTGCAAAGATTGAAAAGGAATTAGGATTAAAAGAAAAGGAAAATAAAGATTTAAGGATTCAATTAAAAATGATTAATTTAGCAATGGCGGACGTATCGTAAAATCTATACTATGATAACCAACTTTGAGGAAATTACAAAGGAATTAACAGAGGACGAAAAAAAACTTGTCCCTGTAATTATCAAGGGGCTAAGCACCAAGACCAAAGATAATCCTATAAAAGGCGCGGATATTGTTAGCGCAATCAATAGCCAAAGGGATAAGTTAGGGGTCAAGTTATTCAGCGAACCAAGACTTAGGAAGATAATTAACTTTATAAGATCCGAAGGCATCCTGCCTGTTATGGGTACCTCAAACGGGTACTATTGCACAAAGGATCGGGCGGAATTACAAAGCCAGATTGAAAGCCTTACACAAAGGGCGGAAGCAATAATGACAAGCGCAAACGGACTAAAAAAATTTATACTATGAAACCAAAATTTAAACTAATCTGCAATGCAGGAATGTATGAAGCCGACACATTTTTTGCTTTAGTTATTGAAGTATTAAAGCATAGATTCTGGCATCTAAGAAAGCACGGCAAATGGATTGATTAAACTAAAACAATATGAAACAATTAATTGACCTTCGGGATTGGGTGGATCAGCAATGCAAGACAGGGCAGCCCTTTACTTGCGCAGACGTATTAAATAAGATTGACGAAATCTTAGAATCAGACGACGATATTCAGGAACTTTTAGTAACTTCGGCGTATGAAATGGAATAACATTAGCGTTTGGCAATATCAAAATATTGTAAAAACCCTTGCAAATAAAGATGATGACGACATAGATAAGTCCTATAAACTTATTGGCATTGTTTATAATATGACTGAAAACCAAGTCGATAGCTTAACCCAAGCTGAATACACGGCAAAGTTAAAAGAATGCGATTTTTTAAATACTATGCCAGAGGGTAAACCTGTTAAAGTCATAAAGGTAAACGGCAAAAGGTACCGATTGATCTATGACGTTACAAGGATGCCATTCGGAAGGTATGTTGAAAGCAAAGCATTCGTGGGGGATATATATGGGAACTTACATAAGTTAGGTGCTACAATGGTTATGCCACAAAAAAAGAATTGGTTTGGATTATGGGTTGACGATAAGTACGACGCATCAAAGCACGAAGATTATGCGGATGATATTTTACAAGCTAATTTTCAAGACGTATATTTTTCGTTGGTTTTTTTTTATCAAGTATACAGAAATTGGATCGAAGTTACAAGGGGTTATTTGGTGAACAAAATGATGATGACAGGGCAGACGAAAGCCCAATGCAACCAAGTGGTAACAGATTTATGCAGTATTTTGGATGGCATTATTCAGCCAAACTTATTGCCGACCACGAAAATATCAGAGTTGAGCAAGTCTATGACAGATTAACAATAGAGGCTTTAAACACATTGTCTTATCTAAAAGCAAAGGCGGATTACGATCGAGAGTTACATAGGAAATTATAGTTTTGTGGTTTACCCCTGCCAATATGGTGGGGGTTTTTTGTGCGGTATATTTAAGCCGTTTATCTATTTAAAGATATGAGTATTACTAAAGCACAGGCAAAGGCGATAGCAGACGGGTTTTTAGCCACATTAGGGCAACAAAAGTCTACCAATTCAGATATGCCTGTAATTGAAGCAATGCTTTTTAAATACGGCGCAGACTTCCAACAAGAGGCTATTGATAATTTAAACGCAAATAATTCAATTGCTTCTGGTAATATAGAAAATAACTTAGCTTTTGAAGTTACTCAATATGGCAAGACTTATACTTTGTCAATGGGTTATCCTAAAAATACTCCGGCATCTAAGTATTGGGATTTTGTCAATCAGGGGGTAAAGGGAACTAAAAACATAAAGGCAGACGGGAAAACGCCCTACGCTTTTAAAAGCAATAAAAAGGCTATTCCTATTTCAGTAGTGGAAAAATTTTTAAAGTATGGTAAGAAAAAAGCAACTGCGGTTAAAAAATATACTAAGTTAGGCGTTGAACTTAAAGCATCAGAGGGAACAAAAAGTTTAAAATATGCAATAGCAAGAAAAATACATAGGGACGGATTAAGATCTACGAGGTATTTTGATAAAGCAAGGGATAGCGTATTTGGAAAAGATTTTCAAATGGTTATGAATGCTGCATTAGGCTTTGATGTTGAAATAAAAATTACACAAATAGCAAACGAAATAAAAGATGGCAATAACAATACAAAGTAGCCCTGCAACTTATAGCAGTATGCACGATGACCTTTGGTTTGTAGCGAGTTCTACGAATGTAGGGGAAACCTCATTTAAGTTTATTTATGATATATTCATAGATGGCGCACAGGTTAGCAGGACAAAGATATATCCGGCACCAAGCGCAGAAGGTAGCTATGGCATTTACAATTCAAGTCCTGTGGTTAGGGCATACGTTCAAAACTACTTTGAGCCTTCGGGCAGTTCAATCCTGGTAGCTACTAACAATAAGATCAAGGTCGATTATCAAGTAAGGATAGGCGAGGAATATCTTAACGCTTCAGGATCAATCAGCAACTATAATTTAGCATCAGGGGATTTAAGTGCTTATAATTACTATCCGCCTTTATTTGCCGACATTCTATTTGTAAACAATAACACGCCTTTGGTTTTATCTGATTACTATGATAACTTACTTTTAGAAAATTACACGGACGATTGGTTGACAGAAAGGGACACAGATAACATTGTCTTAGAATACGGAGACAACTTTTTTGCAACATATTTAAAAATAACCGCGGGATCTTATAATGCGATTATAGATGTTGTAAATGCAAGCGGTGCGGTTATCGATACGGCAAGCGGAAGCGTAACCTTAACAGGACAAATGAATCTATTTAATTGTCAAGCAGGGCATATCAATACGTTTGCAGGTAGAACATTAGTAACAGAGAATACATACGGGTACAATGTTTATTTAAAAATAGGTGCGGCTGAATCGCGTAAACTTAAGTTTGTTCAAAAGTGCTATCCTAAGTTTAAGCAATACAATTTACATTTCTTAAATAGATTAGGCGGTTGGGATACTATGAAATTTGCGTTGGTCAATAAAAGGTCAAGCCAATTTAAAAGGGCTTCATACAGACGTAATGATTGGCAGTTAACAGGCAATCAAATGACTAATAACGACGTTTATAATAAGTACAATGAAACTACTTTGAACTATGCCATTCAGCATACAGATAAATACAAGCTAATAAGCGATTGGGTAAGTCAACAGGATTACGAATGGCTTGCGCAATTAGTAGCGAGCAGTATTTGTTATATGGAGGTGCAAGGTGCTTATTTCCCTGTAACGATTGCGGATACAAACTACGAATATAAATTAGAAGTAAGCGATAAGCTATTTAATTTTGAAATTGAAATAGAAGTAGGCAAATACACAAATAGTCAATTTAGATAATGATTAGTACCGAAATATACATAGAAGATTATAGACTTGATTTAGTTCAAGATATTAGTACAGAGTTTACTTATACGATCGACGATATTACTGACTTTGGCAGTAAAAACACTTCGTATAGTAAAACAATATCCATAACGGGTACGGCTACAAACAATAAAATATTTGGCTTCATATTTGATTTAGGGAATGCGAATGATACAGATGACAATTTACCGAATGTTAACTACAATTTTAACGCTTCAAAACAAGCTAATTGTAAAATATTTATTGATAAGATCCAGATATTTAAAGGGACTTTAAGGATATTGGAAATTGTAATTGATGACAAAACCATTGAATATCAATGTTCTGTATTTGGGGAGTTAGGCGGATTCATTACTGCATTAGGAAATAAAAGATTAACAGATTTAGATTTTAGCGCATACGATCACGTTTATAATGTAACTAATATAAAAGCAAGTTGGGATAGCGTTGCAGGATCAGGTTACTTTTATCCATTGATTGATTACGGGAATGTCAGCACAGATAAGGTTAATTTTCAAGTAACGGCATATCGCCCGGCTTTATATGTAGCTGAATATTTAGAAAAAATATTTGAGGGAACCGATTACACTTATACATTAGATTTATTACCAGGGGATCAGGAACTATTTAATAGACTTATCATTCCGCACAATCAAAAGGCATTAACCAAGACAACAGGAACCTTTCCGGTAGCTACAAGGACAACGGACTTAGTAATTACAGGTACAAGCCTATATAGATTTACAACAGTAACAGGATCAGGATTAGTTGCAAGTTCGTCTAATAGCGTATTTACTTACGTAGGCGCAACTTCTATAAACTTAAAAATGATTTATTCATTTTCAGGGGACGCAACAAGCGGAGTTTTTTATATATTAAAAAATGGCGCAAGCGTTTATTCAGAAAGTTTTTCAGGTGGAGTTGGCGTCGGTGGAGAGTTTGAACTATTAATTATAACAAACGATGCAATTAGTTTTAGGTTTACCAATACGGCACCTAATAGAGACGATCCACCTATCACAATAACAGAGGGCGAAGTTTCTTTTTTCTCGGATTCTTTTGTGCCTGTTAACGTTACTTACGGCGATGGCTTAATTATGGCAGACGTAATTCCAAAAGGTATATTTCAAAGAGACTTTTTTTTAAGCATTACTAAAATGTTTAATTTATATGTTTACGAGGATACTTGGGACGATAAAAAGATATTGATAAAACCATTTATTAACTTTTATCCAGAAACAAGCGCAACGGCATTAGATTGGTCTAATAAAATAGACAGGGCTAAGCCTTTAAGTATCAAGCCAATGAGTGAATTAAACGCAAGATATTTTCATTATAAGTTTAAAGAGGATAATGATTTTTACAATGAGAACTACAATAAAAAATATCAAGAAAGCTACGGGGATAGGATCTATGATACTAATTATGATTTTAGTAAAGAAACAGAAAGCCTTAGCGTAATATTTGCGCCAAGTGTTTTATACCAAAAAACCGGAACGGATAAAATATATCCTGCTATTTATAAAGTATCAGATAACAATACTAAAGAAAATTCAATGGATTGTATTATCAGGATAATGCAAGCTAAAAAGATAACAGGCAGAACAAGTTATAATATTTTAAATAATTTAACAGTACTTGATAGTGTTACGACCTATGGATATGGGGGGCATTTAGACGATCCATTTACGCCTACCAATGATATTAATTTTGGCGTACCTTTTGAAATACAATTTAACGTTAATACTTATCCGACAACTAATGTATTTAATGCATATCATAGCGAATATATTGCGGAAATAACAAGTAAGGATTCAAAGCTATTAACTTGTTCGGCTTTATTAGATACAGTTGACATTATGAATTTAGATTTTAGTAAGTTTTATTGGATTGACGGGATATTATTTAGGCTGAATAAAGTAGACGGGTTTAACCCAATGGAATATCAGACAACAAAAATTAGTTTATTAAAGGTTATTGAAACAAAATATTTTTTATAATGGCACAGAATTTAGATCTTAATATTAATGTAAATACTAATCAAGCAGATTCATCACTCGGATCACTTAAAAAACAATTAAGGGAGGCTCAAGCGGAAGTATCAGCGTTATCTGATAAGTTTGGCGCAACATCAAAAGAAGCGATTGAGGCGGCAAAAAGAGCGGCGGAACTAAGGGATAGGATAGGTGATGCAAAAGCATTAACAGAAGCTTTTAATCCAGATGCTAAATTTAAAGCGTTAACGGCGTCCTTATCAGGGGTTGCAGGTGGATTTGCAGCAGTTCAAGGTGCAATGGGTTTATTTGGTGCTGAAAGCGAAAACGTACAAAAGACTTTATTAAAGGTTCAGTCTGCGATGGCAATTTCACAAGGATTGCAATCAGTAGGAGAAAGTATAGATTCATTTAGACAATTGGGTGCCGTAATACAAGCAACATCTGTTTACCAGGCTGCATATAACTTTATAATGGGTGATGCGATTAAAATTACAAAAGAGGCGGTTGTTACAACAGAAGCGCAAACTGTTGCTTTAGAAACAGAAGCAGTGGCAACTGTTGAAGTAACAGCTGCAACGACGGGAGCAACTATTGCAATGAGAGTATTTAGAGCAGCATTAATTGCAACAGGTATCGGTGCAATAGTAGTTTTATTTGGTTTTTTAATTGAAAAATTAAATATTTTTACATCAGATACTAAAAAGGCAAAAGAAGCACAAGATGAATTAAATGCATCCTTATCTGCGTTAACTGAAAATTTAAATTTAGAAGTAAAACAATTAGAAAGGGCAAATAAATTTAGAGTTGCAAAATTAAAAGAACAAGGCGCATCTGAAGCACAAATAACTGCAGAAAATAAAAAAACACAACTTGCAATTTTAGAAGCCTACGAAGATGATTATAGGGTAAGATTTGAAAAATATCAGAAGCAGTTAACTGATATAAAAAAAATAGAAGATAAAGAACAAAAAAAAGCTGCTGAGGATGCTGCTGATAATTTAAGAAAACAACTTATTTCCGATAATGAAAGGAATAAAGATTTAAGAGTACAAATTAGAGTTGACGTATTAACTGAAACACAAAGACAGAATGAGGAGGATATACAAAGAAAAATAGAAAATTTAGAAAAATTAACTGAATTAGAATATAATGCTGAAATAAAAAAATATGAAGCATTAAAAGAATTAAGACAAAAACTTGGCAGACAAGAAGTTATAGATTATAAAGAGTTAGCAGAATTAAGGGATGAACAAAAAGAGGAAGATGAAAAAATAGCAGAGGAAAGGGCAAATGAATTAAGTAAGGGTTATTGGGGTAAAAGGGCGGAAATACAAATAGCAGGTTGGAGCAAGGAAGCCCAAATAGATAAGGATTTTAAAGAAGCACAATTACAAGCAGAATATCAATTACAAGATGCTAAATTTGCAGCAGTTTCCGCAGGTTTTAATTTATTAGCTACATTAGCAGGAAAAAATGAAAGGTTAGCAAATGTTTTATTTATTGCTGATAGGGCATTAGCTATTGCACAAGTAGTTATAAATACACAAAAGGAAATAGCGGCAAATAATGCAAACCCTACTTGGAGTTTACTTCCCGATGGAGGTGCGGTTATAAAAAAGGCAGCAAATACCGCAGCAAGAATTAGAGCAGGGGTTAGTATTGCAACAATTGCTGCTACAAGCATTGCTAAATTCAAATCAGGTGGCGGAGGCGGAGTTCAAGATGGTGGCGGATCTTCTGCGCAAGCCCCTATGCTTCCCCAATTACCCCA